TCCTCAAATGCAATTCTGCTATCTCTTCTTTGGATTTACCAAAATAAGGGACTGCATGATGTTTCTCAACCATCAGTTGATTAATACTATCCTTGTTTTCTAAATCAAGAAATTCACCGAGGATTCTTCCGTATTTACCTTTACCATCGAGCCTTGTTTTGAGTATAGCTCCATCTGCAAGTTGCTTTTTGAGAAATTCTTTTGCCTTGAGTCCGAATCTTTTTTCGTCGAGGTCACGGGTTCTACTTTCCGGCGTATCAATGCCGTAGAGCCTGACACGTTGTTTTTTGAGCCATACTCCGAAACCGAGGTCGATATCCACATCTACTGTGTCTCCGTCTATTACCTTTACTATTGTTACTCTATATTCGTACATCTAAGTTTTTATTAAGTTGCCTTCTTTTACTTCCTTTAATACTTTTTTATTTATAAAGTCAGGCTGAACTAAACCAGAACCAAATCTGGCATTGTAGGCATTTAATAATTGTACTTCAGGTTCATATAATGATACCACATGATTTGCAAATAAAGGAACTTTATAGCCCTTTGCAAAGGGAGCGTAGGGAGCAAGTCCCACACCAAACTCATCTTCGTTGCCATCTGGTTTTGGCATCATCATAATAACTGCAGGTTTGCTAATAACAATCATTACATTGCCTTCGACCTCTTCCTCAGTTACATCTCCTATGATGTCTTCTCCAGAAGTAAGTTTGATAATTCTAATGTTGGACATTGCTCTCTCCGTTTGTTATGATATTTTAATTTTCACTGGTTTGTCTTCCTCAGGAATAACTCTTTGAAGTGATACCTTTAGAACACCGTTTTCAAATTTAGCACCTTTGACTTCTACATCGTCTGCAAGTGTAAATTGTCTTTTGAATGACCTAGAAGCAAGTCCTTTATGGACAAAGTCTTTGTCATCATCTGAAGATGTACCTTCGATTGTTAGAACACTTTTTTCTAACTCAATTAATACATCTTTTTTATCAAACCCAGCAATAGCAAGTTCGATGACAAAATTTTCATCATCTTCTTTTACAATATTGTAGGGTGGATAATTTTGGTTATTTACAATAGACTGAGCTTGTAGCTGTTGAAATAGTCTATCAAATCCAATTGAAAAAGGCCTGAACTGGCCAAAAGTTTCTTCGTATAATGTCATTTTAGTTTCCTCCTTTATTAAGCGAAGATTTATCATAGGCCTCACCCGAGCGCCTATATACTATATATAATACTTTTTTCCTATTTTTCAAGTTCTATGTCTCTTTCTTTTAACCATTCTTTATAATTTAGGTTAGTATCCTCTCTATTTCTAAACCATAAATTAACTGCCCACTTCTCTCCTGTAACTACAGGTTCTGCTGCGTGCATTGAATTAGGGTCAGGTACTTGGGTACCTATATATGTATCTGAGAATACGACTAACTTACCTTTTTCTGGTGTTATTGTTCTATTGAACCAATTGAATGTTGTTCCTCCACCTTCAAAGTCATCATTCAAATACATTAAGGCAGTTGCCACTCTATTTCCTTTTTCCGCAGGTGTATTTCCGTCCATTCTTTTACTTCTCAAATCAAAAGCGTCTTTATGTGCTTTATACTCTTGTCCTTTTTGATAATGAACAATCTGCAAGTTTTCTGCTTGGCTCCAATGTATTTGTAATGCTTGACTTGCACGGATTAAAAATTCTCGTGCCATAGAGGACTCACTATATCTTACAAAACCAAATTCATTAGTTCTATAGTCTGTAATCTTTTCTGATTTTTCGCCTGTTTTATAATCGTCATGTATTGTTGGTGCAGGCTTCATTATACCTAAGCGCTTTATTTCTTCTAAAAACCCATCACACTCTTCAGGTGTCATAAAATCAAATATTTCAATTAACGTAGGATTAAATACGCTGTGTATCTGTCCCCTCATAAAAACCTCTCAATTCAGGAAATGCTTCTATAAAATTAGAGCCTCTCCTTTTATCATGCTCAGTTACAAATTTTCTAAAATCGTTTCTGTGTAATTCTAATTGTTCGCCTGTATATCTATTATTAGCAATCCAATTAACTGTTCTTTCAAACTTTTTATATTCACCTATGCTAAACATTGTTTCGTCAATAAAATTTTTCATATAATCTAATTGACCTAGCATACTATTTATGAAATAATCATCAGCTATCATGGCAGTTAGGTGTTCTGGTTGTACCATATGTGGTGTGTCTATTGTTAGTTGTCCTGGATAACGTCTTTTTAAAGATGCTATTTGATTTATGAAATCCTCAAACCCAGGGATAGATAAAAAACAATATGTAATCATTAATCCTACATTGCAACCTGCTTCTAATACTCTATGCAAGTTCTTTTCAAAGTGCTGCATATTTAAACCGTTCCTAATCCACTCTGCACGTTTGCCCCAATTATCAATACTCACATAAGTCTTATTATGGGGCATATCTTTGACTAAATCTATGTACCTCTGCACCCTGTTCTCAGATACCATTAAGTTTGAATTAACATGGAATCCTAACTTCTCTCTAGGGTTCTGTTTGACGTATTCTAGAAGTTTAAATGTGTTTTTATCTAATAAAGGCTCTCCACCTGTAACTCTTAATACAAATAAATGATTATATGCTTGTGGAAACCACTTCCAAAACTTTGTGATATAAGGATTGTTTTCTACAGGTATAATATCGTCTCTACTATTATATTGTGCTTTTGAAGGACCATGTTCTAATTCATATTCTCCAAATTTATCTATTTCTTTTTGCCAACTACTAGATTTAGCAGGAGTACAATAACTGCAAGACATTTGACATTTATTTGTAAATGATATTTCTAAATACCTAGGGTAAACATATTCCAATCCTGCTTTTACTGCTGTTTCTACGACATTTCTATTATTCTGAAAAAACTGAACTGCTAAAGTTTGCCTATCACTAACTAATCCTAAATCTTCTACACTCCAGCAATATGAACATTCCTCAGGGCGTTCGCCATTTAGCATTTTTGCCCTTTGTTCTATTTTATATGGTGTATTGTGTAAATCTGAACCTAGTGGGATTTTATGTTGAGGACAATGATAACAAGAATGGTTCATTCCTTCTGCCAAGTGCATCTCTTGATGATACCACTTCAATACGCAGAAACCAGGCCCTATTTTGTCCTGTTCAGTTTTTACTAATTCTAGGTATTCTAAATTATTTGATTTTCTTACCAATGTTATATTTAGGAACTAAATCCCATTCACCTTTGTCTTTAAAAGATATTATCTTTATCTGACTGAGCGGAGCAAGTTCGCCTAGTTCTCCTTTAATATCAATCAAACCCCAATCCGACAATAATTTAGCAACAGTATTCCTACGCTGTAAATCATTTTCTAAAAAGTCTGCGTCCTTACCGTCCAATGCAAAAAGCTCTTTGAAGTGAACTATAAAATAACGTCCTTTTTTATGAAGGATGTGGCATGATTGATAAAGAACTTTTTCTTTTTTAGACGCAACTCCGATTCGAGATAAGGTTTCCCTAACTTTTAAAAAGTCTTCGGGATCTTTTAAAGTAACTTCTATTGGTGTATAACCTGGAAAGTCAATGTTAAAAAAATTCTCTTGGTCACTCATTTCAATGCCTGTAATAAATTATACTTTTATTTATAGTTTACCGCCTTTTGATGTGCTTTGGTACAGCTTGATTTTGTCAAGATCTGTCTCCGATAGCAACGTCAAGGCTTCTTTTGCTTTCATGAATGAATAACCAAAAAACTTCTGTACTGCTTCAATATTCTCTTCTTCAGTTTTTAACCACTTATTGTAGCGTTTTGCCTTTCTTACAACAGAACGTAGAAAGTCATATTGAAGTTTATTGTCTATATGAGGACGCGAATTCATTTCATTACCAGCAATAACAGTATCTTTGCCAAAACCCATAGCACGATTTACAATAAAAGGATTATACTCCTTTTCTGTTCTTTCATCGATTATTAGGTTTTCTTTAGAATAGTTGATACTGTTAGCAAAGTCAAAAGGAGAAAGTTTTTTCAGTTTATGCTGAAATTCTTCCTCATTGACTTCTTCAATAGGTTTTCCAAAACCCTCTAATATTGAGTCGCTCATGAAAACTCCACATTTGCCATTATTTCTGTTAAACAAGCAGTCAAGTTAATTTCTTGATCTGCGACAAATGCTGCTTTGTACTGATAATCAGCTATAAGCAATACTAGATGTGGAATACCCTTAACTTCGGGCAATAGTATGTCATATATTTGTCTAAATACCGCCTGAGGGTCAGTATCAACATTATTAACTACCCATTGCCTCATCTTTTTCCAGTCCTTCTCTCTAAGGGACTCTATTAAGTTCTTAGCGTTTATTTCCTGAAAGTTACTTAATATACCTTCATCAATAACGCCACTTACAGAGTATCTTTGGAGTTCATTGATAACTCTACGATAGTCTGGAAAGTATTTCATCAACAGCTCTGCTAGAACTTTATCTGAATAGTCTACTCCTTCTACATTAAGGATATACTTCATACGTTCAAGGAACTTAGACGCCATCTTAGGGCGATCTTTGGGTGCTATTCTAAAGTCTATAACAGTAGTCCTGCTATGTAGAGGGTCTATAATCCTATTAGCATAGTTACAAGTAAATACAAATCTACAGTTCTCAGAGAACGTTTCTATGAACGCTCTAAGTGCTGGTTGTACACTATCCCTATTCAAATAGTCCGCCTCGTCTATAATTACGACTTTAGTTTCGCCACCAAAGGATACCGCAGATGCAAATTGTTTGATCTTAGTTCTCAGAGTGTCGATCTGACGTCCTTCATCACTACCATTAATAATAATGTAGTCACAACCTAACTCTTCGCACAGAGCACGCGCGAGAGTAGTTTTACCTGTACCCGCTGTGCCTGTAAGTAATAAGTTAGGAATTTCTTTTTTGTTTATAAACTGCTGAAACTGTTCTTTTACACTTTCGGGCAAAATACAGTCTTGTAGCTCCTTGGGTCTATATTTCTCAACCCATAAAAATTGTGCTGGTTCCATAATCACTCCAAATCATCATATAATAAACGGCCAACTTTTTTTGCACTTTTTGGCCAGGAATTTTTTCCGCCGAAAAAAGGGTTTAACCTAATTTCTCCTTAATATCAGTCGAATCTGAGATATCAAGTTCAATATGTTTACCTTCTTCGTCTTCACCGTTAAGGAAAGTAGCTCCCTTAACCCATTCCAATACATTGTCAGGTTTGGATACTTCATAAGGGTCACCCTCTA